AACCCGCCTAGTAAGTAAAATATGGCTCCGTGTTTAAATCCCGTATAACCATCAGGAAGCGTTTCCCCTTCCGCTTCCAAGATATCATCGGTTGAAGCGTGATTTCTTGGACTGGTAGGGCTTGAGATCCTGTCGGTATCCCATCTTAGAATCCTATTCTTCCTGTAAGGGGCAAGTCCGACCAGATAGGCAGCCTCTTCGGTGTTTCTATACGCACTGGAAATACCCTCGATCCTTGCGAGTTCGTCTTTTTGCTCTCTTGTTAAGTCGTATTTAGTCGGAAACGTTGTCATTTTTTACTCCATAAAAAAAGGGAGCTTAAATGGGATTTAGGGAGAGACCCTGTATTCCCAAGCTCCCAAGTAACTGACCTTATTTTTTACTTGTTAAAACTTCCAGAAACCCAAGGCTGCTTGGTGTCTGGCAATATCTTTCACTTTTGAACCGTAAACGAATAAGTCTTTGTAGGCTGTTCCGAAATCGCCTGGCAGATCCTCTTCCATTCTGGCATCCAAGACCTTCTCTGCAAAAGTCATCCAGTTGGCGTGTCCTGCAAGGACATAGTATCCATCGGTGTTATTTCCGCTAAGTCTGTTTGATTTGAATACTTTGAAGCCCTGAAGCTCGGTAATCATGCCTCTTTTGACCAGCTCATCATAAACTGCCGGTACATGGAGGGCAACTCCGGTTGCCGCTATGACAATCGGCTCAAACTCAGGAGGAACAATCAGGAACCTGTCAGTGTCGGGAACCGTTGAGTACCCGTTCTTTTCTGCTTTATCAAGGGCTAATTTGAGGGCTGCTACTTTGGTCAATAAGTTAGCTGCGGTGATCGTCAGAACCGTTGCACACTGTACCGTAAAGGCAACTGCTCCGATTACTCCACCCGTGTATTGAGAAGTTACATCGTCAAGATCATCCTCGATAGTTATCTGAGATGTGCTGGAGTATGTTGCAACCCGATACCACTTGGTATGTCCGGTTGCTTTGAACGGCCTGCCAACCATCGCTTCGGTAAACTCGGTTCCTGCACTGACTACGGCTCCGGTTGTTGCTGCGATGCTGGTTAGGGTTCCTGTTACATCCGTTCCAACCCAGTTTCCGCCTCCGACATCACCATACTTTGCCAAAGCAAAGGTTTCCATGTTCTTTGCTCTCTCGTTGGCAACCTGATTGACAATATAAGCGTGGGGGTTTTTGATGTAGGATAACCACTTTGCGAGGGTTTTTTCCTTCCAGTAGAAGGATTTGTAGGTATCAATGATTAGCTGACCGTTATTCTCGGTCAAAGCATCAGCCGTTAATTGTGAATTGGCATAAGTTTGTTCCGAAATCTTATCGAAGTCCAAGATGTTCAGTTTGGAACCTATCCCGTTAATCTCACCCTCAAAGTTGCGGTTGACAATAGATTCCAATAAACTTTTGTCATAGACCTGTTCCATGACCTTTTGGCTGAAGCCTTCTGCTAATTTTGTTCCGTATGCTGACATTTTGGTAAATTGTAGATTTCTTTACCGTCCCATTTGGGGTTTGGAGTTATCTAAAACTAACTATAGGGAACAGGAATAATTCCTGTCAAGAGGCAATTTATTCTTCTATGCCTGATTCAATCCTACCGGCCAATAGTGCTTCCTTCCATTTGGGGTAGTCGGATTCTCTTAATTTACGGCCTTCCTCAACCGTTAGTTTGGCAGGGCCTTGTTTACCTTTGGAGTTTGGCCCACCGCTTCCTGAAATGAACATTGCTCCTTTGGTTGGCTTTTGGGTCTTTTCGTGTAAGAAAGCCCCTATTAAGATATTAAAAGGCACGGAATTGCTGGTTTCTTTCTTGGCAAACTCCTTAAACTCGTCTACCTTGCCCTCAAGGTCGGGGTTATCAATCAAAGTTTGGGGATCTTCTGTGAACTTGTCTACCGATTCTTCCCATTTAACAATTTTCTCTGCTTTTTGCTGTGATTCCCTGATTTTACCCCTCCAACGCCTTGTAATAACGGTTTCTTTGGCTAAAGTCCTCTCCAAATCACTCATTACTTCCCAATCTTTGAACTCTTGGGTCATTTCTTCCTCGGTTGGCTCCGGAATCTCATCTGCTTCGGCTATTGCTTGGGTAATAACCCTGTCTTTGGCTAAAATTCTTTGGTTTTCCCTCGCTGAAGCCGATAATTTCTCTTTAAGGTCTGGTTCTTTGGGTTTTTCCTCCTGTTCTTCTTCAATTTCCTCTTCGGGAGTTGGTTCGGGAGCCGGTACAGGAGCCGGTTCTTCTGGTTCTCTGGGGGTAATTATCTTTGGTTCTTCAACAACGGTTTCCTCTTGAGTTTCTTCAACAACTTCTTCTGTTTCTTCTTCAACAACATCTGGGGTTTCTACAACTTCTTCTGGAGTTACTTTGGGTTCTTTGGATTTTTTAGTCATTTTACCGTCCTATAAGGGTTTGGAATGTCTAGTTATAAGTGTAAAGTTGATTTTTGCTTGTTGTCAAGCCCTACTTCTCTTTTTAGTCTTTTTAACCTTCTTTTTGGCTACCTTTCCGTACTTTTTGTCCCACTTGGCAGCTATCTTGGGTAATTTTGCGTGCATATAGGCTCTTTGTTTGGCTGATTTGTAAGGCATATTATTTTCCTGCAATTTGCGATATTGCTTCTTCAATCCTCTCTTTGGCTTTTTCTGGAGTGGTTAAGAAAGCATCCATTAAGATGTAGTTTCGTAGCCTTGCCTTCAAATAAAGGTCTTTTTTATCCTTTAAATTGTGTTTGGACAACTCCATCGCAACCGCTTCCTTCATACTTCCGATATAACTCTTGAGCTTATCAAGGGTCAGTTCACCTTTTTGAAGTACCTCGATCCATGTATTGAGGGTTTCTTTCTCTACGGGTTTTAAGTCCTCGTACTTGAGTCCGTACTTAGTTAAGATTTCATCTATCATTGTATGATTTGCTGTTGAACGGGTCTTTGAGTTGGCCTAGCAGGAGAGGCAGTCTGCCCCGCTACCCCTCCTGCTTCTGCCCCTGTCGGTAAAATACCGCTTGCGATTGCTTCCTGCTTTTTCTTCTCAAACTCCATTATTTCATTTGTTTCATCGGGTGTCAAATCAACATATTCCAGTAACTTTCTTTGGAAAACTTCTCTTAATTTGGGGTTATCGGGCATATTTAATATCGCAACATTTAACTTCTCAATCATTTTGGTGTCTTGGACATTCTTTTCATCCTGACTCCAGACCTTGACCCTGTAGCCGGACTTGGTCATCCAATCCTTAGGGGCTATCTCTCTTGCAAATATCTCATCGGTCATCCTGCCTTTCTTGTAAATCTTGACGGCATCCAGCTTATCTTTGGCTGCTTCGATCAGTTTAAGGAATAAGAGACCTCTTCTTTCCCATGCAGGGGTATAGAACTTGGAGATAGACTGGGTTCTTTGTTTGGCCTCACCCTGTGCCAGTTGAATCTCACCCAGTGTAACCTGATTTTCGGTTTGTACGCCCTGTTGGGTATCGGTTGCCCCTGTTGCTTTTTGGGTCAGCTCAACTACATAGTTCATCTCGTCAATTGAGTCTTTTAAGTCGGGGATGGGAACCGACTGGTAAACATCGCTTAATTTCTTTCCACCCGTAGGAATGCCATACCAACCCCAAGCTATAGGGTTAAAGGTGTTGGGAATAAAGCCTTCAGACTTGAGAGATGAATCGTAGTAGTTCATACCAAAGTTTCTGAGGGTTCTGTTCTCTACCAACTGGCTAAACCATGAATTTAGGACTTTGTTGGGTACTCTGACGATATCGGCTATGCCGTCTGTCCAGAAGTCCTGTTTGTCTACATCATCCCCCCATGTAACATAACGGTAGTGGTTTCTCCAGAAGTGATCGGTTGTGGTTCCTATAATCTCTTCTTGGGGCTTTTTCATTAGGATTACCTGGTTCTCCGCCTCTACATAGACAACTATCTGCTCCGGTATTTCCTTACCATCCAGCTTATCCCTGTAAACATAGTGATAGGTCAACTCAACATAGGTTTCTCCCAGTACGGGATCGTTGATATCAGTTACTCCCATGTCCTGCATTCTCTTGTTCTTTTGCTCTAAGGAGTTCTTGTTGTCTGATGCCTTGACAAGTCCCAATGTCGTGCCATAGAACTCTTTTAAGTCTTTAACTGCCTTTTGGTCAAAGTCGGGGTTCTTCTCAAGTGATGAGAGGGTCTTAAAGATATGGGTATGGATTAAAAAGCGTGATGAGTCTATATCGTAGGGGTTCATAAAACGGTCTACCAATAAGTCCTCAGGGTCATCAACGTCAAACTTTATCTTTCCGTCTACTACCTGCCAATCATCAAATGTCCTTCCGAAGAAGAAGTCCTGCTTTTTATCTACTAGGTCCTGTATCTTGGCATTATTCTGCTCTAAGGTGTATTTCCAGTATTCATTCTGAAAAACTTCGGCTTCCTTGTCATTATCAAGGTTCTCAAATACCATGACCGGCATCTCATCAATATCCTTTAAGAGGGTTCTGAGGGTTGTTTTCATCAGGGGGAGATTAACCGATTGTCTTTGGGTCAATCTATTAACGATGACCTTATCCCTATAGAGTTCGTAGTTCTCACGCCATGCGTCATGTCTTGGTTCACGGTAGTTAAAACCCGTGTCCTTGTTATTAACAAGCATCTGGAGTTCAATGTTTTCCTCGATTGGTTGCATATTCACAGATTAAACTATGGATTTACTTAATGGCAAGGGTTATCCAACACCTTCAATGTATGGTAACACACCACCCGGATCATCATTATAATTTACCTTTACGGGTTTGGTATAGGAAACTGCAAAATACCTTAAAGCCGCACATAGGTCGCTGTGTCCGTCAGGATCTAACGCTTCATCCAATACGGGCATGGTGGAACCGTCTGCGTTGGTTTTCCACATTAAATGCTCTATTTCACTTACTAACTTCATGGTTTCGGGGGTATTAAGAACAAATAACTTGGGTGCATCCATGACCTTTAACCCGTTAGGAAGGGTTACCAAATGTCCGGGTATCGGTTTAAGTCTTTGGTTTATTACCTCTATCCCATATTCTACCCAACCTCTAGCCCCTTGTCCTATGGTCTTGTTGGCTGGCTTGATGTTGATATTGACTTGGGCAAACTCTTTCTCCCATTGATCACCTGAAGGGTCACCATAGATAGGAATAAACCCGTATTCATAGTCCTGTGCCAAGATGGCTGTTGCATGATCTCTGATAACTTGTTCCTTTTCCTTATAACACCTGTCAACATACCAGTTATCCTCATTATCAACCGCTATTCTTACACTGGCTGTGGGGTCATTTGAGCCATAGTCAAAGCCTCTGCCTCTTTGCCACTGTTTAGGAACCTCAAATGCAGGAATAAGGTTACTGTCCCTGTTCCACATCTTAAGGGCCAATCCGGTTGCTCTTGTAAAGTCTGCTTCATATTCCTGTGCAAAGTAATCGGGAGAGTTTTGTACCCTTGCCCTTTCTATCCTTTCCGCAGGTAAGAAGGGGTTTTCTGAACTTTTAAACCTCCAACTTTTCCAAATGGGGTTATCGGGTTGTCCCAACTCATACATATCCTTGAAATGGTTAAACCCTACCGGAGTGCTGATAAATAATGCCTTGCCTTGCCTGAAAGCCAGTGTTGGCTCTAGTATCGCTTCCCACGCATACTTCCAGTTACGCATTTGGGCTACTTCATCAATAACCAATAAATCAAATTGTTGACCTCTGGCTGTTTCTACATTTTCAAATCCTCTTAAGCTGATACGGGATTCACCTTGATCTATGGTTCTGATATATAACTCTAACCTTGATTCATTTGGTTCTCTGCTCCATGCGGCTTGCGAGGCTTCTTTGAGCATTTTCCATGCAATGTTTCTTGCTTGGTCATAGGTGGTTGCAAAATAAGCAACTTCCATTCCGTTCTTGGAATATGCACAGGCAATCATCTCATATACGGCTAGGGTGGTCTTACCCCATTGCCTCCCGCAATTAACTACCCGGTAATCGTGAGTATCACTTGCGACTATCGCTTGTGTTTGATGAAATTCCATATTTGGTTATTAGTTGATTGGGCATAACAAGGACTTTTGTTTCTACATTTACATTAGTTCCGGTTTCTTTATATTGAGGGTGGTTATACTTCAACCAATAAATAAGAGCTGTATCGGATTTATCTACTGCTCTTGATATAAGTACCTGCTCCATGTCATCACACATACTCATTTTAAGGTCTTTGATTATGTCTCTGAAAGTTTTATCTTTCTCTAACCAATCATAATAAGTTTGTCTAACAATCCCTACGGCTTCACAAGTAACTGAGATGTTTCCTCTTACTTCATCTCTTGCATAGAATTCTACAAATTTCTCCTTTTTTATATTGTCCAACTTGTCCAATTTATCTTGGGGAATTGTCATTAGTGTTTTGGGCTTATCTCTGGGATTTTCTGACATTATAATCTTCTTAACATAACATATTTGGTTTTATTGGCTCCTATTCCGCTTTCACCTTCTGAATTGGTTATAGCTCGTCTTATGTAACCTAACCTTATAAGTCCTTTTATGGCATTCTTAACTGCATCTAAGTTGTTCTTGGGTTTCATTTCTAAAATTATTATTCTTTGGGGAATTGGAATTTTTTCTACATGAACCCAATAATCTATATATCGCATTATCTTCTGTTGAAGTTCAGTAATTTCGTATAAGTTATGATAGACAGTAACAACCATTTATTTAACTATAACATAACGCTTTTGTTTGTTATAAGCAAATCTGCATCTATCGTTGCAATAGAGTCCTTTAAACATTAAAGGCAATCTCCTGTTGCAAAATTTACAGAGTTTAATTTTCCTTATATATGCAAGATCCTGTTTGGTTTCACCTCCCATACTTTTGTTTATTCTTTCGTTTATATTCGTTTATTTTTCTCAACCTGTCCCTGTGAGCCAGTTGGTCTTTATTGTCTCTTGTGATGTGCTTTTTCTCACACTCGGGTTTTCTTAAAGGTATGATTGGCTTACTTTCGGGTGTCATTTTTCTTTTGGTTTGACTTGATTATGACTTCTTTGGCACAAGGTTTGTGTTGTTCCTCTCGGATACAGTAATCTCTTGACTCAACCGGCATACCGTATCCGGTGTTTCTGTATTCGGTGTGCTTATAGATACAATCTTCACAAATTGGTCGTTCTTTCATTCTTTAATCCTTTTTCTCAAACTCTTTTAACTTTTCTACGCTTTTGCCCCAAATAATAACTTCGTCTGGCTTTTTCATTCTAAAACTTTTAAGAGTTATTTGAATATCGCCATCGCCCCCATCCTCAAAAGTAACCCAGCAGTTATGACCACAACAACATTTTAATTTTATTTTCTCTAATTTCTTTTGTTTGTCTTTCATTTTGATATAGTTAAGTCAGACCCCCTAAAAAGACGGATTGCCGAGCAGTTTTAGGTTCAGCGAAAATAGTGTCTAGCCTCAACTCCAAAAAAGACGACTTGACAAGTTTTTTTAACACTTTCTGAAATCGGGAAAGTCTATTTTTGTGCGTAGACACGACTAAAAAAGAGTATGCCTTATAATTAAGTATAGGCATTAAGCCTA